GGTCAGCAACCAGTACAAGCGTATGTAGTAAGTAACGAAGTAACAACTGCTCAGAGCTTAGATCGTAACAGAGTACAAAACGCAACATTATAGACATTAAAAGTTAAAAGGTTATGAAGATAGTAGAAATGGTTTTGAATGAGGAAATAGACAGACAGGGAGTATATGCTGTATCTGTAGTTAACTCACCAGCAATAGAAGAAGATTGGGTAGCTTTAAACCGTCAATACGTAGAGCTGAAATCTGTAGATGACGAGAAGCGAATATTGATGGGTGCTGCATTAGTTCCTAACAAACAGATTTACCGTAAAGACAAAGAAAACGGTGAGTTTTATATTTACTTTTCTAGTCAAACAATTCGTAAAGCCTCAGAGCTATTCTTAAAGCGTAACAAGCAGAATAATGCTACCTACGAACACATGAAAGAGATTGACGGAATGAGTGTAGTAGAGAGCTGGATAATTGAAGACGAGGACAAAGATAAATCTAAACTGTATGGATTTAGTTTGCCTGTAGGGACTTGGATGATTTCAATGAAGGTAGATAATGACGAGGTGTGGAGTAAGGTAAAAGAAGGTGAGATTAAAGGCTTTAGTATTGAGGGATATTTTGAAAGCAAGACTGAGTTGTCAAAAGACGAATCTGTACTAGACGAAATAGTAAACATTCTTAAATCAATCCAATGAGCAGAAACTTTCGTAATACTCAATATACAACACAAGTACAAGAAGTAAGCACTTTGACAGGATATGTTCCTGAAATAGGAGCGTTAGTCTACTTGGATGAAATTCTTTACATGGGTAACGGTATCGAATGGATAAGAATATACGATAGCAATATCCCACCAGTTGACGGATTGATTTATCAGGGAACTTGGAACGCAGAAACGAATCTACCTGCTTTAGAAAGTGGAGAAGGTACTACTGGAGATTTTTATATCGTTAATACGGCAGGTACGACAGATTTAGATGGGGTAACAGATTGGCAAGTTGGTGATTGGGCTATATTTGAAGGCGGTGCATGGATTAAAGTAGACAACCACGACATACAAGCATATACCACAGTAAAAGACGAATCTACACAACTGCCTAAACGCTCTGTATTAAAATTCACAGGCACAGGAGTTACAGCGACAGATATAGGCGGAGAAACAGTAGTAAACATAGAAGGTAATATACCAACGACAAACTACGGACTATTCGCACAGACTGGAGATAGCGTAGCTGTAACAGAAACCACTACAGAGACAACTTTAATTAACGGAGGCGTAGGAACTTTATTTGTACCAGCAAACGGATTTAATGTAGGTGATACTTTTAGAGGTCATTTTGCTGGGTTAATGTCAGCAAAAAATGGAGATAGTATTCGTATTAAAGTAAAAGCTGGGTCTGTTGTTTTAGCTGATAGTGGACTACAAATAATGCCATCAACTACTAATGCTGTTTGGTCATTGTCTTTAGACTTTACTATTCGTCAAATAGGAGGAGCTGGAACTGCTTCTGTTGTGACTATAGCTAACTTCTTACACGTTAAACAATCTAATAATACGTCTGAAGGATTCGGCTTTAACACGGTCAACAATACTACGTTTAATACTACTATTCCTAACACGTTAGACGTTACTGTTCAATGGAGTAGCAACTCAGCACAAAATAGTATTTACTCAGATGTATTCGTTTTAAACAAAATATACTAATGAAGACAGAAAGTAAAACATCACCACAAAGCTCAGGTAGGGGTTGCCTATGCGAAGACGAAACCTATCATATTGACTGCTGCGATGGTAGCCTACAAGCTCAGGGTATAGGTTCACTAGAAGGTCAAGGAGAGGTAGTACTAACACAAGTAGAAGTAGAGCGTTATATAACACGTTCAAACGGATAAAAATGAAACAAATAAAAACCAAATAGTTAATAAGTTATGAATAAAAGTGTATTAGACAAGTTGAGCAAGTTTGAAAAAAACGTAGAACTTGCCGAAGTAAAGGTAGATTTGGCTGTAACTGATGAGGTAGCATCTAAATTAAAAAATATCAATGATATTTTGAAAATCGCTAACGACTCAAACAATAAAGTTGTCAAGTTAGCTGACCAATTAAATGCTGCTTATAAAAAGTCTGCTCCTTATGTTAATTACAGTAAGACTATGGGTAAGCAAATTGACGGCTTATATAAAAACCTAGAGAAATTAGCTAAAGAATTAGGTGTTAACATACAGTCTACAGATGCGTTTAAAGGTATTCAAGATGCTTACCAGTTTTTAGGGCAAATTGAAGACGCAATGTCTAACATGAAAAATGCAATTTCAACAATAGGTAAGTAATATGAAAGCAAACGAAGCAATCAAACAAATAAAAACTTTACTCGGTCTAGAGACTGAAGTTAAGTTAGCACAGGCACGTTTAGCAGATGGTACAACAGTTATTGAGGCTGAAGTATTTGAAGCTGGTGCAGAAGTATTCATCGTAACAGAAGAAGGGAACGTTCCTGTACCTGTAGGTGAGTATGAAATGGAAGGCGGTGAACTTATTCTTGTAGTAGAAGAGGAAGGCATCATTGCTGAAATTAAAGAGAAAGTTGAAGAGACTGAAGAAGAGGAAGAAGCTCCAGCTCCTGAAGCTGAGACAGAAGTAGTAGAGGAAGAGATGAGCGAAGAAACTCGTCAGCCTAAGAAAACTATTGAGTCTATTATCAAAGAAACTCTTTTCTCTGAAATCGAAAAAATCAAAGCAGAAAACGAAGAACTTAAAGCTGAACTAGCTGCTCTTAAAAATGCTACTGAGTTAAGCGCTGTAGAAGATATTAAGCCTATCCAGTACAACCCTGAGAACGAGCAAAAAGCTGAGGTATTTAAGTACACTAAAAACCGCTCTATGTCATCACTTGACAGAGTGTTAAACAAATTGAAATAATATTCACTTTTTAAAATCAACAAATTATGCCAACAAATTTGGACATCACAACAACGTACGCAGGGGAAGCGGCTGGTAAATATATCGCGGCTGGTCTTCTTTCTGCTAACACAATCGAAAACGGAGGGGTAACAGTTGTTCCTAACGTTAAGTACAAACAAACAATTAAGCGTTTAGATTCTGACTCTTTAATCGCAGATGCTACTTGTGACTTCACTGCTACAGGAGATGTTACTTTGACAGAACGTGCAATCGAGCCTAAAGAATTACAAATCAACGCACTTTTGTGTAAGACTGATTTTGCATCTGACTGGAACTCTTTAGAGATGGGGTACTCTGCATTTGACGTTCTACCTAAATCTTTCCAAGATTTCTTTATTGCTCGTATGCTAGGACAAATGGCAGAAGCTACTGAGACTTCACTTTGGAGAGGTGTTGAAGCTACTAACGGACAGTTCGGTGGTATCTTTACTCAAGCATTAGACGAGGCTTTCGGAGGTATTCCTAACTCTCAGTCTTTAGCTGGTGTTTCTATTGACGCTACAAACGTAATCGATGAATTAGGTCGTGTGGTTGACGCTCTTCCATCTTCACTTTACGGTAAAGAAGGTTTAAAAGTATATGTTTCTCAAAACGTAGCTCGTGCATACGTTCGTGCATTGGGTGGATTTGCTGCTGCTGGTGTTGGTGCTGCTGGTACTAACGCACAAGGTACACAATGGTACGGAATGGGTTCAGGTTTGTCTTTTGACGGAGTATCTATCTTTGTTGCTAACGGACTTGCTAACAACTCTATATTAGCTACTACTACTGAGAACTTGTATTTCGGAACTGGTCTACTTTCTGACCACAATGAAATTAAGTTAATTGACATGGCTATGATTGACGGTTCTAAAAACGTACGTTTTGTAGCTCGTTACACTGCTGGTACTCAAATCGGTATCTTGGAGGATTGTGTTGTTTACTCTCCAGCTTTAGACTAATTAATTAATAAACTCAAGAAGGGGAGGGCGGTCTAACTTCCCTCCCTTTTTTATAAAAACAAAAAAATATGGCTTGTGATATTTCAAACGGTAGATTAGAAGCGTGTAAAGACGGAATCTCAGGATTAGATGCTATCTACTTCATTAATTACGGTATTAACTACCCTACAGACGTTACTTTCTCTTCATCAGTAGGTTTAGAAGATGTAATTGTAGACGTAGCTGGAGTTACTGACTTGTACAAATGGGAGTTGAAAGGTGCTAACTCATTCGAGCAGACTATTCAAACTTCACGTGACAACGGAACTACTTTCTTTGAGCAAACTATTGTAGCTCAGTTTAAAGTTCTTGACCCTACAACACACAAAACAGTTAAGTTGTTAGCTTATGGACGTCCTCACGTAGTTGTACGTACACGTTCAGGAAACTACTTCTTAGCTGGTCTTGAAAGAGGTGCAGACGTAACTGCTGGTACTATCTCTTCAGGTACTGCAATGGGTGACTTTAACGGATACAACCTTACACTAACAGCTATGGAAAACATCCCAGCTCCTTTCTTGGACTGTACAGATGAGACTACGTTAGCTGCTGTATTTGGTGGTGCAACAATTGTTACTACTTAAGATACCAATAGGTTAAAAAGGAGGGAGGCAATAGTCTCCCTTTTTTTATTTCAAAACAATTCAGCCGTTTTAAGTTATTAATGTATGATAG